TAGTTCCATATGTATATAGCAAATATTTACTATTAAATATAGATCTTAAATTTACATTTGATATAGTAGAATCATATGCGCTATTATAACTTAACTCTGCAGATGGACTTCTTTCTATATTAGTTTCAGGAAAAGCTATTGTTCTGTTAAAGTCACCAGTAACATTAATTATATTTTCTTTTAGTATATTGTTATAGGTAGAAATATCTGATATTACAAACTTATCTTTGCTGTTTTCACAAATATCTACACATTTTCGAGTTAATTCTATATTACTAATACCTGGTATAGCTATGTAATCTGAATTTAACATATTTTCATTAATTAAATTAATTGCTGTTGCATAAGAGTTATAAGTAGGATTTTGATTAAAAGGTACAGATGTATCTTCACCATTTACTTCTCTTAAAATTGCATTGTTATTTAAATGTTTTTTGTCTAAGTCTCTTATGTCTACACCGTCAAATCCGCCGTATGTAAAAAAATCAAAAGAAAGTTTATCTTTTAAGTCACCAACAAGAGTTTTATCATCATTCCAATAAGACAAATCATTTAAATTAAGATACGTTCTTCCAGCAACTGGTGCTGACTTTCTCGAATACAACATATTGTCAGTTAGTGAAAAGTTAGTCTGTGTATAAATTTTCTCTAGATGAAAAAATGAATTTAAATATGTGTCATCTTCAACCCAAATGTTTTTTTCTTCTTTGGTCATACCACTTAAAAAATATTTTGTGTAATAAAAATAAGGAGAAATATAATTTTGTGTATGCTCTAGACTAATAAGTCGAGATCCTCTTCTAATACATCTGCTAAATATACAACCCCAGTTATTTACTATTGTACTTCCATCAGGCAATATAGCATCAGTTAAGTAGTGAGGAGAATAGTGAACAGGCATTTGAAATATTTTACTAAAGTCAAAAGAATAATCAGGAAAACACTGACTATTAAGTCGTATATGAGGATATGCTCTAAATCCAGAAGGTATTAAATCACAATTTATTTTTTTATCTTCTACGTCACTATGGACTTCTACTCTTAAGTGACTGCTACGTTGCTCATATTTAACGCTGGTTACAACTTTTTTCATTTCAATATTGTAATACGTGTTTTCATCGCCAAACAAACGTGCAATATAATTTGAATCATCTGGATTTAGTGTGACTGTTTCTTTATGATCAACTTTGGTAAACTGACCGGTGACTGGATTATATTCAAAAATATATATTTCAAAAGTAGAATATATATTTTCTTCTATATCACCCCTTGTTAGCGGATTAATTTTTATTCTAAATCTATTTCCTATTTCACCGTCATCTAAAGAATAAAATCTAAATAAGTCAACAACTTTGTTATGAATATTCTGTCTATTATTTGACATACCTTCTCTATTGACAGGTTGACTTGTAATCCAAGGTGTTTTTGCTGTTTGATATTTTTGTTCAAAAGAGTTAAAATTAGGTAAATCAGAGTTATTTAAACTGCTAAAGTCTCTAGTAGTTAAAATTCTATTTTTTATATCGTTTTCTAACAATTCATTTGTTGGATATTGCGAATAAACAATATGTCCTCTTTCTAAGAAAAAATCGTTAAAATAATTTTCTTCATGATTTACGTTTTGATGTTGAGGCCTTAGTATTGCGTTTTTGTAAAAATAAATACTTTTTTTACCAACATCAGTGCTATTTAAACCTAACAATCTTATTGACGAAAAGCCTAAAAGGTTACTTTCTTGATTTTGATTAGCGTAAATAGATTGTGGATCAGCATTTACGTTTCTTTGTAAAGAAGGCAAAATACCTTGTGCAGATAATATTGTAGCAGTTATAAAATAATTATCAACAGCTGTATTTAAACCTAAATCTTCAATGTAACCTAATTCGTTTTGAGTAAACTTGTTTAAAAGAAAGCTTACATTTCCGCTTACACTAATTGGTGCAACTGCTTGAGGATTATCAGATCTAGTTAAGTCATCTGTTGACCCTCTTGATATATTTTTTTCTGCGCTAAACCCTGAGCCTATGTAGTTTCCTTGAGCTGACTTTATTCCGCTACCAATACCTAAAACTCGAATAAATGTAGATTGATCTCCACCATTGTCAAGCCATATTTTTAAAGCATCATAGCTTTGAGATTCAACGACGCAATTTAAATTATCTTGTAAATCACGATACCTATTATTTCTAGAAGTACCTAAAGTATTTTCAAGATTATTAACAACACTTAATTGTTTATTAATACCGCCAATATTAACGTTAACATTTTCAGTATCAGTTACGTTTGTTGGAACAAACGCTTTTCCTTTGTGAGACACACCAACGATACATAGCGTTTTGTCGCTTAAGTTTTGAAATAATTTAATTGAATCGTTAGGATAAACTGCGCCTATTCTTGCTGCAAATTCACTGCTAAATAAATTACTTGACATAATTAGCCTTTTTAATTAAGATCTAATTATATATATCAAACACAATAAAACTCGTGCAGTTGTAGAACAACAAGAATACACGAGTTTTCAAGTTTAGCTAATTATTTAAATTAGTATTGTAATACGCAGTTATCGTAGCGAAGTGTTAAAGAAATTTCTTGAGGCTCATCACCGTCATATGAAAGATCACCAAAACCTGCTTGTGTTAAAAAAGCGCCTTTGATATCCCAAAGCTCTACAACTGTACCTACTGGATCAAGTAGTTTGAGCTGGCAATCTCTTTTATAAAAATCTGCATAACCTGCACGACCACTTACTGATTCGAAGTGAGTTCGTACCCATTCCATAACTTGCTGTGCACCGCTTGGTGCAATTGGATCATGTAATGTTACAGACATTGTGTCAAAAGTTGTCTTACCTGCTAAATATCTTGTGCTATTAATGAAAGGAATTGCTGTTTCATTAGTAGTATAAGAAGGTCTTGCAGCTGTCTTAATTAAAAACGCATCAATACCTTCGATAGCAAAAATCCAACGATTCTTTCTTTTCGGCTCAAACTTATTTGGTATCATTTCTGCGACTGATAGTGTCTCTGCCATGTTGTTCTACTCCTAGTTCTTATTTATATATATCTATTTAGTGTTAATCTTGAATTGTATTGGCTACAACAAAGTCTAGTGAAATAAACTCTACAGACTTCGTAGGCTGTAAATAAATCTTGCCACGAATTGTATTATTTTCAATATCGTTTTGTGTTGTAGTTGTTGTATCGATCTGAACCTTATATCTTGTTACACCACGTCTTTGCTGTACATTTGACATAATTGGCTCAACCAGATCAGTAAATCTTTGTAGCGTTGATTCTCTATTAGGCTCAAATAAGAGTTGCTCACCAACTTTACGAACTTTACGTCGAATATCAATTAACAGTCTTCTTACGTTAATTCTATCGAGTGCTGATTGTTCTTGTAATAAAGTCTTCTGTCCGAATGCATAAACTTCACCACTTCTTCCAGCAGGAACATAAATTGGATTAATGTCTGCATCATAAAGCTCATCAAGTAAATCACGTGTCATATTAACATTTGAGTCAATAGCACTTAAACGTCCTCTACTTAAACCAGCAGGTGCAAACCAAGGATCAGCAATTGAGTCATTTCTACTCATAACGCCTAACATACCTACAGAAGGTGGCACTACAATTGGTGCTCTATCTGAAGGTCTTCTCATTAACACGTCAGGGAAATAAGCAGCTGCAAATGAAGTATTTAAACTTCTATTGCTAAACTCTTTAATTGTATGTCTAACTCCAGGTCTAATTAAATCGTCTTCAATTACTGCACCGCCAGCGTCTTTCTTTACAATATCCATAACATACATTGCATCAAATCTTTCTTCGCAAGCACTAATTGCAAAATCAGTGACTGAAGAAGATCGTTGGCCTGGCAATGCGAGAAGTTGGAATTCTGCTGCAGACTTATCACTTAAAACATCAACTGCTTTTCTATAAGACATAACTGTTGGTCCAGTAAATTTACTAGAATTAGTTTCGTCCAATCCTTCTCGAAGCGAAGCAATACCAGAGAAGCTAGATTTTTCTGCATCAAATATATTAACACCATCAAATCCACCTTGGAACATGCATCTAAACTTAAGATACCTTACGTTACCACCTAAAGCGTCTTTTGTCATATTTACATATCTTGCACCAGAAGGAGCAGCTTCACCTTGACGTTTATATAAAGCACCGTCCCAAGTAGTAATTTCATCATCTGTCAGGCTTGTTGAAGGAATTAATATCTTTTCCAAAGAAAACATTGAATTTTGATATGAACCTACGTCGTCGCCAGAAACTAAAGCAGGATTACCGTCTAAAGCTGGCCAAAATTTTGCCCATGAAGAAACTGATGTGTTAAATACTTGCTCAACTAACTCTCTATGGCCTTTGACTAAGTCACCATTAACATCTGTATAGTTGTTGTGTTGACTTTCTCTTAAAGAGAACTTAACACCCCACGCTAAATCAGTATCAGCTTCTAAACTACCTGCTACAACTCTATTAATACTAGTAACAAAGTCAAGTGGTGGTGTTTGTGCTTGAGAAAGAATTTCAGCTACGCCATCACCTGCAGCATTTGTAAATACTCTGTTAGCTACAGCAATTGCAGTTGGCTCAACAAAGTTTCCATTTGCTTTTGTTCTAAGATAATCATGCCCTTGAAATCCTGTTGGAATAGCTTCAACTGGAACTTCACCACTTAACAAATCATCAGAAAGTTCAATTCTTACAAATTTATTTTTCTGACTGTATTGTCCACTCTCAACAAGTCTTTGCTTTTCTTCGTCTCTATCAAAGTCAAAATACATATGCTTGTCACCAATTACGCGACCTACAAAGTTTCTATCATTTGCGTCTAAAGATAAATTTTTCCATGATAAAATTGGTTGACCTTTAACAGGATCTGAATCATAGCTTTCTAATGACATGTCAAAAGATCCAAACTGATTAAATCCGCCGTGTCTTACATTTTCAATAAGTAAACGATATTGTGTGTTACTTACCTCTCCATCATCTAAAGAATGAAGCTTAAACAACTTATATGCTTGCCCAGCAGACTCACTAGAAGGTCTTGCAGAACTATCGCCAGAACTTGCAAAAAACTGTGAAACAATCCACGGCGTCTTTGCAGTTTTAAATCTACTTTCAAAATTTTCGTAATTAGGCTTGTTTGTAGCAGATGTGTTTCTTCCTCCAGCTCCAGCAACTACAAATCCAATCATTTTAGCATAGTCGCTACCTTCACTAGAAAACTTTGTATTTGTATGCTCCAAAGTGTCATTTGCAGGAACTGCTACAGAAGGTTTAACATCCCAGTGTGCATATAGATAGTGACCACATTCTTCAATTTTAGTTGGGTCTGTGTTAAGCACTTTTGAAATATAAGAAGGTGAATCTGGATCAAACGAGCAGCTAAGAACTGCAGGCTTTTGTGTGTTGCTAAATCCATTTAGTATTAGTTTAAAGTCCTGGCTTTCTCCTACTTCACCTACAACATATCCAATTAAGTTTACTGCCGGATCTTGCCCAAAATCTTTTTCATTTACTTCTGATCTTACTTGTGAATCAGATGCTTCTGACATTCCAGTAAAATGCGAGTTTAAAGCAGATGCTGGCTCTAGAGCAGGTACAACACCTTGAGGCAACATCAAAACGCCTCTTATGACAGGAACAGCCTCAGAAGCTCCTGTAAATTTAACAGCTACATTAGTAGCAGCTTCAAGTAAAGTTTGATTTCCAACAGTTTGCTTAATAAAAGCTTCTTCACCTTCTCTTGTTACTGGTAAAGTAATTGTAACTGCTTCTGTATCTCCTACAGTCTCTATTGCTGTAAATACTTCACTTAAATTAACACTAAGCTCTTTATATTGAAAGTTTTCGTTTGATGTAGAACCACCAATACCTTGATCTGTATTTAAAAGTGTAACCAAATTATCTACAATAGCAGCATCGCTAGCATCAATATGAACTTCAATTGTATCTTTAGCAAGAGCATTAACATCTCCATTAAGTGCATCAACAAACTTAAACGTTAGCGTAATATCTTGATTAACAGCCTCAGCAGGTGAACCTGCATTTACTACGTTTTTAGGCAAAAATATTTGTGCAATATTACCATCAGCTGCAGTATTAAGTTTAAAGGCTTTTTTAAGTGATGCACCAACTGTTTCTTGTTGGATACCTGAGTCTGTTAAAAATTGAGACCCAGGTGCATCTTTCATGAAGCAGCCTAAGAAATGTGTTCTTGCATTTGTTACAGCTTGTGCAGACTGTGTTTCTGCTTGTTCACCGGCGACATCTACAGCAATTGCTGCGTGCTTATTGTCGCCTATCTTGCCAGTGCCACTTGATTGCTCTTGAACTTGTTTAGAGCCTACAACAAAGCCTGCATCTGTAACCTTACCAGAGCCTATTGACTTTTTGCCGTTACCTACACCTAAAACTCTAAGATATGTACCTGCTTTAGAGTTGCGCATCCATTCATTAAGAGCTAGAGGCCCAAATAAATTTGAATTGCTTTCTCTTGAATTTTCTATCATGCTACCAAAGGTTTCATTAAACTGCTGCATATTGGCAAATGTTTGCGGTACAAAGGCTGGACCTTTTCTCGCAGGCCCAACGACAGCAGCTGGAACACCTTGTGGCAGTTCTTGCGGATTTTTTACTTGTGATAAATCGATTTCACGTAATGTTACTCTCGCTGATCCTTGTCCAGCCATATTAATTAACTCCTATTTCTTATTTAATTATAACTATATTTCTTATGGGAATTCTACACCACTATTTGTAATAACAAAGTCCATTGCAATAAATTCTACTGCTCTTGTTGGTACAACAATAATTCGACCATTTAATCTGTTGTTGTCAACATCTTCGTCTGTATTGTTTGAGTCATCCATTATTACACGATAATCTTCAATACCTTGGCCAATTTGAACAGCTTGTAAAATTTCACTTGTTGCAGTAATGAATCTAGTTCTTGTAACAGAATCATTTTGCTCAAATAAAAGACCTTGTGCAATTTTTTGAATTTTTCTCTTAATATAAATCATGAGTCTTCTTACATTTACTCTATCAAGTGATGTTCTTGCAATTTGAGTTGTCTTTTGACCAAATATAACAAATTGATTATTTGGGAAGTTTGCAATAGGATTAATACGTGCTTCGTAAAGTGTATCACGATCACCTGCGTTTAATCTTACATCGGTAGACCTTACAGAACTTAAAGCGCCTCGAGAAAAACCTGCTGGAGCAAACCAGGGACTTCTTGTAGCAGAGTCTGATCTTGCTATTGCGCCCAAAGCCACAACAGAAGATGGAACTCTAACAAGTCTTTGATTTGTCAATCTTGCATTTTCATCGTCACCTCTATCGACCATCATTACATCAGGAAAATATGCTGCTACGTAAGAAGAGTCAACTTCTCTTGAATCAAAAATAGATGACGTTATATCAACGTCTGGACGACCACTCGCCAAACCTGCTGATGAAACAAATATTCTGCTTGACTCTGAGGTATAATGAGGAATATCCATAAGGTAAATTGCTTTACCGTAATGTCTTACTCTTCTAGAAGCATAATCTGTAATTAAAGATTCTCTAATTCCTGGAATAATAAGTACTGAATGGTCAACAATCATTTCGTCAGTCATTAACTTAACTGCATTTCTAAATGATAATACAGCGTTATTGTTTAACAAAGAACCTTGCATTATTTTTAGTGGATCAGTATCATCAGTTGCATCTAAACCACTTGGGTAACCACCAACAGCTGCGTGACCGCCCGCGTCTTGCGAAGAAGATCTGTCAGTAAAGAAATAGTCATCTCTATTTAATATGTTAACACCATCAAAACCACCGTAGAAAGGAGCAGTAAACTTAGCCATTAAACTATAACGATTAAACTTAACTGGGTCGTCTACAAGTAATTTAGCCAATGTTGCTCTGCTTGTTAACGTTGTAATATCAATTGCGTCACCTGTTCCAGAACCAGCACCAGTAGCTTCAAAAGTAGTATCCTTGTTACTGTCAGCTGCGCCTATTGTAGTAAAGTCTGTATTGCCGGCAGTCTTTATTTTATATCTTCTTCCTACAACAAATGAGCCAGCACTAACTGTAGGTAATGTAGTAGTATCTACATCAACAGAAACACCACTATCATCTTTAAATGGATCGTTTGTATCACCCATGTCGATCATATGAGTTGCTGCATCGTATATACCGTTTGACGAGCCTACATCTGCGTTTCTTACATAAAATGCTTCTAAGAAAGCATCTTGAACAGAGCCTCCAATACTTGCTGTATCTGAAGAAGAAAATGCAACTTTCGCTAAACTAAACTTATTGTTATTAAAAGCATCAGCACTTGCGCCTGAGAATGTTGTTCCAGTTCCGGCACCAAGCATTTTGCAAAGATTTTCTGTTAACTTTGAGTAACTTGAAGATCCGGTAGTATCATTAGGTTTAGAAATATTGTCAACACGAGTATTCATCAATCCCCAATAAAGACTAGTACTTACATTTTCTTCAGTAACTTTTTGCCCAGTAGAGTCTAGTGATTGTCCTAAAAACTCTTGGAACCACTTTCCATTTTTTTGCATACTACCTAAAGTAACTTTTGATCTAAAGTGAAGTGGAGGTAAAACAGCAAAAGCAAGCTTGTTTCTAAGATCACCATCACCTGCTGCTCGTGTAATTTTATCTCCACTGTCTTTTCCTTCAAGAAGAGTTGCTGCTACTTCATCACTGGCTTGTCCATCTTTACCGTGAGTTGTTGTTTTAAGTGTAGGAATGCCTTTAAATCCAAAAGGTAGAGCTTCGTCTGGAACTTCGCCTCTTAAGACTTCGTCTGACATAACAACTCTAATTCTTCTTGATTGATTAGCAAATGTACCTTCTCTAACTAGTCGCTTTTCATCTTCATCATCAACGTCTAATGAAAGTTTAATTTTTTGATCACCAATTAATCTTGCAACAAAGTTTTTAGCATTTGGGTCTAAAGTACATCTTGTATAAGATTCATATATAACAGGATTTGAATCAGTATCTTTAAGATCACGAAGTTGAACTGTAAAAGTACCATACTTATAGTTCTTTTCAGTTGATGCTCTCAAATCAGCAATTGAAAGCTTATATTGCCCGCTTGCGTAAGCACCATCATCTAAAGACTCAACGTGAAACAAAGGGTATTCTGTTGTACCAAAAGGTTGTGATATAAACTGAGTTGTCTTAGGAGAAGAATATCTCGCAGAAAAATTGCCATATGCATCAAGATTTGTATTAGTTCTTCCTCTTAGAACTGCAACATGAATTTTTTCTGCAGCGTCAACGATATCACCATCAGGTGCGTTTGATAAGTCGAGAGACTTTGTAGAAGCAATTTCATCATCAACAGGAAAGTCTGCATATAGAAAATGTAGTTTATCATCAAAACCAAAAGGGTCTGTATTTAAAACTTTTGAAATATATTGATCATCTTTGGGGTCGAGAGAAACTACATATGACTTTGCAACTTCACCGTCAGATGCTTTAACAATTCTTAGTTCAAAAAGACCTGTATTTTCTTGAGTTTCTGCAATATCATCAGCGTCTTCATTATTTAATGCACCGCTAACTTCTGTGACGCGTAACGTGTGATCTTTTTCCATGAAAATCATTGCTCTAACAAGTTGAACTAAATCAGTATTATTATCTAACACACCTGAGTTGTCTGAAGGGTCTGTATCAGCTGTTGTTGTAATTGAGTCGTTATCATTTAAAATACCTAGTGTTACATGCTCAGCTGGATTAACGCGGTGATCTGCAACAATAAATTGAACTGCACCTTTTGCTCGATTAGCATCAACGCCGTCAAGTGCCGTACCATCAATTTTAAATCCAGCATAGTTAACTGTTCCTGCTGCTGCTGAACTTCCTGTTCCTAAAATTCTACAAAAGGTTGCTGCTTGACCGCCGTTTTCAAAAAACTCTACAACTGCATGAGCTGCTGATCTGTTTTGATCTGGTGAACCAAATGTTCTAATAAATTCTTCGCTACTTGTTACTGTCGTCGGGACTAGTGCAGGACCTTTTTCTGCAGGGCCTATAACACCCACTGGGGTTGCCAGATTTCGTGTTAATGGGCGTGAAATAACTTCTATTTCTCTCTCAAAAAATCCTGGAGACTTAAATGTCTGTTCAGCCATAGTTCTATGCTCCTAAATAATCTTATTCAATTTATAAATATCAGCGTATATCTTAATTATTCTTTATTTGTTGAAATATTAAATAAAACCTCAGCAAATCTTGAGTCATAGACAGTTTCTCCTTGACCTTTACTTGATTTTATATTAACAGGTATAAGTTTTCCTTCACTATTACGCATAAAAGTTTTTTTGTTTTTAGAGTAATTAGATCCTCTTTCACCAACATAGTCTGAAGCGTGTTTGTCTTTTATTAAGGCAACAGTATTTCCTTTTGACGCATCTGCGCTTAAAAGTTCCTGCATATTGTTAAAAGAGTCTACTCCTATTTTTTGTGAAGGTGCATAGCTATCTTCTGTTGTAAGATCATCAAAAATATGTGCTTCTGGATCAGGATCAGCAACTCCGCCTACAGATTGTGGTTCTAAATCAACATAATCGTCAAAAACCTCAAACGAAACTTCAGGTGCACTTAAGAAAGATCTTAAAGAAGTTTTACCGCCTAAGACGTTAGGGGCAATTATATAGCCTGTAGCTTGTATATTCATACTATATTTTATATAACGCTCTGCATCTGTAAAGTCAGCGTAGCTAGTGTCAGGACTTAATGAAGAATCTACAAATGCACTAAACCAATAGCCTTTATCACTTTCTACCCTAAATTGATGTCCAGGATTAAGCGTGTAAGAACTCATTATGTTTTCCAATATTTTGTTCATTTGCTGTGTAAAAGACGACCAAATTGTAACCTCGTAACTTGCACCAAAATATTTAACAGGTGGCATTTCTATTGTTTCAACAATGTTTTTTTCTAGCTTTGGTTTTAAAGAAAGATTAGGCTCTAGTTGAGCATCTTCTGCATTTATATTAGAAAGATTTTCAAAGTTTTTATTTTGTCGGTATTCTAAGTCTTTAGACGATATTCTTTTGGTAATTACATGAGGTAACATTTGATTATTGGCTATACCTTTTTGAGGTTGTTGATCAATACTATTTCTTGTTATTGATATTAAAGGTAAAACATGAGTGCCATTATTATCAATGATAGGCTCTTTTCTCTGAATTAAAGCAAATCTTTCACCTGTTGCAAATATAACAGGAATTTTTCTTTGTTCTTCTTGCAACATATAATAAAGTGGTATATCTTTATCAAATAAGTTAAAAATTGCTTTGTCTAAGTCTTCTAAACCGCATGAAGGTATTACATAGTCAGAATAATTTTGACCCTCGTACCCTGTTGGTGCATATCGCTGTGGAGTGTCTAAATTATATTTTGTACTCATTACTCATCTCCGTAAAAAGAAGATCCTATTCCATTAACACTCTTTGTTGTGCCATCTGGAGCAACTTTTTTAGGACCCGTTATAGGTTCTTCTAAGATGCCATCTTTTCTTAAACGACGTATGTCTGAAGGTGTTGTTCCTCTTTGCTGTTCAAACGTTGTTTGTATTGCATCCTTATCTGAATAAACTTCATCAATAGGACCATGAGGTCTAACGTTGATATGCTGTAGTCTTGTTTGTTTAGCAGTCACTTTTACAGATGCAACTCTTTCAATTTGACCATAAACAAGTTTATCGTATATTATTGATGTTGACTCAAAGAAATATGAACCATAAGAAAAGTAATCTCCTTTTTTAAAATCAATATTTCTATCAAGCAAGTCTCTGTTTTGCATATAAATGCTTAGTGTTTTTATATACTCTGTACCAAACTTTGTTGTTTTTGTTTCTGATGGTTGCCACTCGACAAGGCATTCAATTTCAATAGGCGGATTAAATATTTTATCTAATGATTCTTCGTATACAGAGTGCACATCAGTTAAATCATTTCTAACTGTATAGTAGTATATTTTTTGCCCTGCTACATCTTTTATTACTTCTTTTGTAATATCAGCAAAAAAGTCATTTTCTCTTTGTCCAACAAATAATCTTGCCATAATGGTTATCCTATTATAATCGCTCTTCCGTTAGGAATTGGAATTTTTTTCAGTATGTTTGTCATAGCATCAGCTTGAGCAGAATCAGCTTCAAGAAGCTTTTGATATGTCAACTTTTCAGTTGTTTCCTTTAAACCGTCCAAGAGTCTTACTTTGTCTTCTCTACCTTGACTAATTAAGTCTGAACCATTCATCTGAAGCTCGCTTCCTGGAATAGGCACAGAACTAAACTTTGATCTAACTAAGCCAAGTGTTTCTTTACATAAAGCAAATGTGTACTGCCTAATCCATTGACGACTCATCTGATTAATTCTATTGTATTTAATATTTCCAAAAGGAATATTAGATAAATTTGAAACGCCGTCAATAGATGCATCTTCATAAGGTAAAGAGGGCTTATAAGGATCAGATGGAAATGTAAACTTAATAAAAAGATTCATTGGATTGTTTTGTGTAGGTCTTGGATAAATTCTTAAATTTTGTCCTTGTAACTTATATGAATAGTTACTTCTTCTTACTCTGTTTGATATGTCAAGTTGCGATGCTCTAAGCAAATCTTCAAAGACAGGAAGAACATAGAAAACTGTTTCTGGTGTAAAAGACTCAAAAGAAAATTGATTATTTAAATAATTAATTGCTGAAGTTGTATCAAAAAATCTATATGCTGCTTGAGGTGAAAAGTGAAATATTTCTTGTATCTTTATTTTGGTAGGATCAGCAACTGAAAGTATTTGATCTCTATAGACAGGATTAAAAAGACTTAAATGATTATCATCACCATTGTATTCTTCAAGCTTAAGCTGCTCATTATTTGGGCCAGGAATTATCATGTCTTTATATACATTATAGTCCTGCTTGTCATGACTAAGTTCAATAAAACCTCTAATAGAATCAGTTACACCACCAACTCCTGCTTCTGAAGCATAAGGCTCTGCTCTTCTTACAAGATAGTCAACTGTTTCGCGAGGGAATCTCTGTTCTTGTCCATGAGGACCAATTTTTTGATCTTCTATAGGACTTGCTGAAGTTTCAACTTTAAGTGTAACAGCACCTTCAGCATCTGCATTAACTTCAGCGCCATCTTCGTTAAAGAACAATACTGTACCTGTATTTAAGTCAGTATCAGTTTTGAGAGTTATACTAATTTCTCTTTTACCATCAACAATATCATAACGGCCTTCTTTATTAAGTGACACAAATCTTGGGTCATCTTGCGACTGTATTAATAGCGGTTGAGTATCAATAATAAGAGTAGTGCCATCAGGCGCAAGATCATCTGCTGTTTGGTTATCTTTTAAAAAGTAATAGTGACCAAAAGTATTTTTTTTATGCGTTACAACTTGTCCAACTGAAAGTCCTAGTATATTTGACATATATGACTCTGCTTGGTGTGCATTCATCTGTTTTGAAAACTCAAAAGTAGCTTCTTCAAAGTTTGCCCAAATTTGTTTGTTAGTTAGCTCAACAGATAAAATGTCATCGCCTAAACGTCTTTTTACGTACGTAATAATGCTATCAGCATCTTCTTGAAAATGCGTGTCACTGTCAAATGCACCAAATGGTGTTGGATTTGTTGTATTAACAAACGAAGCCATACATAACTCCTATAATCTTTTATATACATATCTAATTATAAAAGTCTTTGCTAAAGTATAAGATTTCAAACAGCAAATACTAAAAAACCTCTATAAAAGAGGTTTTAATAGCGAACACAAGGTTATTCTTATATACTAAGCTAAAGCTTTTCCTACAACCCAATCTGTACCATCAAAAATACAAATAGCCATGTCACCAAGTGCCGAAAGTGTTACTAAATCATTTCCATCATGATTATCAATGATAAAAGTATTATTTCCTGCAGCTTCAGCTTTTAAGATAACAACTTTAATTTGTCCTTTTGTTGCGCCTTGTGCTTTATCAAAAAGCTTGAAGACGTTGCCAACACCGTTTGCTTCTAGTAAATGTACAACAGCGCCGCGGCTAGCGCTTGAAGTTGATGCTGCTGTTAAATCGACAGCGCCAGCCTCGTGCTCTTGAAACTCAGAATCTACCAATCCTAATCCAGATCTTTGAACTAAGCCTCTTGTTGTTGATAATTCTATTTGTGGCATTTTATTCTCCTTATTATCCTATTGAGTTTCCGCAAACCCAAGTGCTACCGTTGTAAACACAAATTGCCATGTCTCCAGCATTTGTAAGAACAGTTGCAGGAGTAACTGCGACACCTGCAGCATTTAGAAGTTGGACGTTTTCAGCATCTTGCGACAAGATTATTTTAATTTGTCCTTTTACAGCACCTTGATCAGTCCCATGCAGCTTAAAATCTACAGCACCTCCTGCTGTTACTGAATGTACAACAGCTCCTTTCTCTTCTGCAGTTGCAGTTGTCAAGTCTACAGCACCTGCATCAATTTGAACTGCTGCGTCTACTAATCCTAGTCCAGATCTTTGAACTAAACCTCTTGTTGTTGATAATTCTATTTGTGGCATTTTATTCTCCTATTTCTTTAAACTTAATTTACTTTTACTTAAAAACATTAACTTTTGATTGTCAATTCTTTGCAAATGGCAAAGATTTTCTTCAATAGACAAAACTTTGCAAATTTTTCCTGAAGGTGTAACTACAGTTGATCCTACTTCAATCGTAGTTGACTTTGTTTCTTCTTTTTTTGGTGCTGCAGGCTTTTTTTCTTGAACAGGCTTTGCTGATTCTTTTTTTGGTGCTACAGGTTTTTTGCTTTGCTTAGTTGCAGGCTTTTTTTCTTCTGCCATAACTTCCTCCTTTTCGGATAAACTTGTCCGCATGAT